AAGCTAGATGAGACTGACCCTCTTACAGAAAAACAAATTATGAGTTTTATTTCTTATAAAGGAATAAGAACTTGGGAATATGCTACGACAGACGTTGACCCTATTTGGCAAGATGCTAGAAGAGTGAGAATTTTTGATCTAGCAGCGGAAGCTGTTCTAGATGGTATATTTTGGGCAATAGATAAGGATTTAAGCGAACTTAAATCAGCAAAAGATAGTTTAACTGCATTTATGGATAGCTTAGTCGGAGATGATGTAATGCTTGGCTTTAGTGTAGAGCTTGATGAAGAGAGAACGACACCTGTGAGAATAACAGCCGGTGAATTTTACTTTATTATAGATTGTCAAGAAGTGCCAAGTCCTAGATTAATAAGTGTTAGATTCAACCGTGTTGATAGATATGCACCGTTGGTGTATGAAACCTTAGCGGTATAAGGAGATAAAAGATGGATAGAAGTGTAGTTACCGGTCTAAATGTTTTTATAGACGGTTATGGGAACTTAGGTATTGCAGAGAGTTTTAAATCTCCTGCAATAAAACAAAAAAAACTAACGCAAAATACACCTGCAGGTGAGAGAAGTATTGCGTACGGTGCTTTGGAAAGTTTAGATACGGAAGTAAAGTTTAAAAGCCTACCAAAGGCTATTTTTAGCGAAATTGCCAAGCTAGACAATGCAAAAATAATACTAAAAAAAGCCATCAAAACAGGTAGTACAACCGAAGCGTTGGTTTATACTTGTACAGGTGCGATAGACCTAGAATACGGAGAAGCAAAAGAAGGTGAATACCTAGATGTAACAGTCACTCAAAAAGGTCTCAAAAAATACATTCATGAACATGGGTCAAAGGTGGTGGTTAAAATAGACCACGAAAATATTATAGCAGAAGTAAACGGTACAGATTTACTTGCAGAGACTAGAAAAATTATAGGAGCGTAAGATGAGAGAAGATAAAAAAGTAGTTTTTAAACAGCCGGTTGTTATAGGTGGACAGACATTTGAAGAGGTGACAATGAGAGTACCAAAAGGTAAAGATTTAAGAGCGGTGTCTCACATTCAAGACCCTGTTGATAGAGATTTTATATTGATAGCAAATTTATGTAATATACAAGCAACACCTGAAGATTTTGATACAGTAGATGCAGGTGAGATAGTTGACTTACAGATGGCTTTGAGAGGTTTTTTGTCATAAGTCCTTTGGATGTAATAAAAGTTACATCCAAAATAGGACATTGGCTGCATTTTGGTATTTTGGAACAAATGGAGTTAACAGCATTTGAATTAAAAGACTATTTTATTGAAGCTCTTGAGCTAGAAAAGGCTTACTTCAAACCACAACAAATAGGAGTTAGATAAATGAGTACTTTACTTAATATAGGTATTGTTTTAAGTGCGACCGATTTACTAACTCCAGTATTTCAACAAACCGAAGACAAATTAGGCTCCATTAGTGCAAACCTTACAAAGATAGGAACAGCATCTTTGGCACTTGGTGAAGGTATTACTTCGACTCTGGGTGGATATTTTAATAACTATCAGGAGCTAAGAAGTGCACAGGGTGAATTAAAAACACTAGGTGTTGCAGCTGAAGGTATAGATGCTATTACAAAAAGTGCAAAAGACTTTTCCAATCAGTTTGCAGGAGGAACTGCTCCTGATTTTATCCGTGCTTCATATGACATCAAATCAGGTATTGCAAGTTTAAGTGATGTAGCCGTAGGTGAATTTACTTCTATAGCTGCTTTAACCGCTAATGCTACAAAATCATCAGTGTCTCAGATGACATCTCTTTTTGCGACGGGGTATGGTATTTATCGTTCTCAGTTTGATGCTTTTGGGGCAAGTACAATTCAAGGTTGGGAGAGTCTTAGTGATGAAGAAAAGGATATTAAATTTGGTGAGTACTTTAGTGCAGGTATAGCCTCAACGGTTCAGGCGTTTAAAACAGATGGTTCTCAGATGAGTGCATCTTTATCAAATTTGGGTGCTAGTGCAACCAGTGCAGGAGTTGCCTTTGCTGAACAATTATCTATTTTGGGGCAATTACAAAAAACCATGAGTGGCAGTGAAGCTGCTACAAAGTATAGAGCATTTCTAGATAGTGCATATGGTGCCGGAGAGAAGTTAGGTTTAACTTTTACTGATGCAAATAATCAGTTGCTTACTATGCCTGATATTCTTGGACTACTAAAAGAAAAATATGGTAATACTATTGATGCAATCGAAGGCGATGAATTAAAAAAAGCTTTTGGTACAGAAGAAGCCGTAGGTCTAATAAAACTTCTTTATAGTGAAGCGGATGTGTTGACAGAAAACATAAACCAAATGAATTTATCTTTACAGGAAGGTAGTGCAAAAACTAGACAAATGGCACTTGCTGCAAACGAAGGAAGAGAACTTGAAGTTTTTAACCAAAAGGTTAATAATCTTACATCAACATTAGGTTCAGCTTTTGCACCAGTTGCATTGTTTGTGACTGATGTACTTGGCAATGTTATTGGAAGTGTAACGGAGTGGATGCAAGAGCATGAAGACCTATCCAAAGTTATTGTAGGGTCTGTAGGAGTAGTTGGTATTGCACTTAGTGTACTTGGTAGCTTAGGTGTTGTAATGGGTGGTATTTCAATGGTTTTACCATTTTTAAGTGGAGGATTTGGTTTAGTTACATCCTCTATGGGATTTCTTATTACGGCAACAAAAATTTTAAGTGCATCACTTTTAACAAATCCGATAGGTTGGATAGCTCTTGCAATAGCAGGTGCTGCATATATTATATACTCAAACTGGGAGCCTATATCAAATTTCTTTAGTAATTTGTGGCAAGGTATAGTATCTGCTTTCGATAGTTCAATTAGTTTTATAAGAAACTATCTAGGATGGACACCTCTTGGAATTGTTATGAATAATTGGAATCCTATTGTGGATTTTTTTAAATCGTTGTGGGATTCAGTTGTTGGATTCACAAACAGTGTATGGCAATCAATAGTTGATAGTGTTGTTAGTGTAGTCAATTTAATAAAAAGTCCATTTGAATCTTTTTTTAATTGGATAAACGAAAAATTTAAATGGTTCAGCGATACTATAGGCTCTATAGTTGATATGGGTAAAAGTATTTTGGGTGGAATATTTGACACTGTTGGTGGCGTGATGAAAAGTGCTAGTTCTTCATTTGTGCTAGAGGGTGGCTATGGTAAGGAAGCTACAAATACATCTAAAGCAAATGAAATACAAAAATCCGTGATGAGTTCTTCAGTGTCAAACAGTAACGAGATGATTTATCAAAATAGACAAAATGCAACCTCTCAAGTAGTCAAGAGTGAACCAACTTACAATATAACGGTAAACAATCCTAGTTCTAATGTTGATGTAGTAAAAGCCATGAAAGAGCATGAAAAAAAACAACAAAATAGACAGTTTGGAGATATGTAATGTTGGGGATGATAGATACTTTTAAATTTGAAGTTACGAGGACTGAATATGATGCGATAGCTCATGAAATAAGTTGGAATTGGGCAGAATCAAAAAGAATAGGAAATCATGTCAAGCTTCAAAGTGTAGGTAAATCTACAGAAATATTTACATTCACCGGCACACTTATCTTGCAAAGTATAAAAAGTTTTGATGAGCTTGTAACAATAGCTGATAAACAAGAACCTGTGGTTTTGTCTTTTGCTAATAGCGGAAGCATTATGGTCGTAATAGAGAGCATTAAAAAAGATATGAGTATATTTTTAAGAACAGGAGAGTATATAAAACAAGGATTTTCTATCTCGCTCAAAAGGTGGTATCCTTAATGCAAATCTTTACAGTCACACAACCTAAAAGGCTCGATGAAATAGTATTTCAATACTATGGAACACTTCAGCACCTTACTAGTGTTATAGAAGATAATCAACATCTAATAAATAAAGTAGTTTTGGATGTTGGGGACAAAGTCAATCTCGGTGAATTTGAGGTTGCTCCATCTATATCCAAAACAAAAACGCTATGGGATTGATATATGACTCCTATATTTAAACTTGTTGCGAATAATCAAGATGTTACAGACAAAATCAATAAAAACTCATCAAGGATAACTTTCAGTGATGAAGCCGGTGATGTAAGTGATGAGATTGGTTTGGTTATAGAAGGAACTTGGAAGAAACCAAAATACGAAGATGAACTAAAGCTTTGGATAGGTACAAAGGAGCAAGGTTTGTTTTATTGTGGACTTTTTAAGGTGCAAACTTCAAAGGCTAAAAAAGGGAGTCAAAATCAGATTGAGATAACGGCAACTGCAGCAGACTTCTCTAAAAACCTAAAAGTAAAAAGAAGCAATACCTACGAGCAAACATCAATCAAAAAGATAGCTGAAATCATAGCAGCTAGAAATGAACTTGAGCTAAGTAGTGATTTCGATGATATGTATATCCTTCACCTTGAGCAGACCAATGAATCAGATTTGCATTTTCTAAAAAGAATAGCATTGGATTATAATGCTCTTTTTTCGATAAAAAACAATAAACTAATTTTTAAAAAGAGGATAAAAGAGAATCAAAAAAGTGACTCTTTGCCTAGATTTAGTCTAGCGGTTGATGAGTTTACGGAAATAGAAATAGAAAATATAAACAAAACACTATATAACTCCTGTAAGGCTATTTATAGAGACACAAAAGACAATACACAAAAAAGTGTAACCGTTGGAAATGCAGAGCCTTTATATGTAATAAAAGATGCTTTTGAAAACGAAGCTGATGCAAAAGCAAAAGCTCAAGCAGCTCTTCAAATAGCAAACAGAGGTACAAAAGTAGGACTTATAACATGCACCGGCTTTGAGATATATGCAGGAGGCATCTTAAATATTACAGGAACA